TCAAATAAATTCCCCTCTATTTCTTTTACAAAAAATACTTTACTTGCTGAAGTTAAAGCAGATAAAATATTATTAGCAAAGGTATATGTTGTAAAATTACCAACGCTTGCTGAATCTTGAACAGTAACACGAACAGTCGTTAAATCTACATTACTATTTGGTATAATATATCTTGATCCATCGGTAACAGTATAACTATAAGAAAGTGGTGTTCCTTCCACTAATGTGACACCAGAAAAAACATATCCGTTGGCGCCATTAATAGTTGTATAATCTCCAAGATTATAAAAGGTATATGTTTGTCCATCTACTGATGTAGTAAATGGTTGATATGTTGGTAGAGTTGTAACAGTTGGTGTTGATGTTGGATTTACAATTCTAAGATCAACAGTTGCTTTTGCGCAACTTGCTGAACGAGGAAGGTAACCAAGCATCTTAGCAAGAGAAACTACACTAGAACGCTTTGCTGCTGAATCTAAAAACATCTCATTGACAGCAAGGTTCGTATAAAGATTATTATAGTGAGTATTATAGGCAAGAACATCGATCAAAATATTAAGACCAGCGCCATCGAAGTCATAGTCTTTAAATTGGTCTTGACCACGAAGAAAGTTTTTTAAATTTTCTTTGATATTATCGAAATCTAATTCCGCTACATTAATTCGGTTGCTGGTTAGTGCCATTATCGTGTTCTCTCTAATACAAGATTAAGAAATTGAGGTGTTTGAGTGTTTAATATAGTAAAGTAAATTGAAACATCAACGCTATTATTATCAGGATTTACCTTACAATCAACTTGATCTAGCGACACTCTTGGCTCAAAATTATCTATTGTTTGCCTAATTGATCGTTCAAGCACAGCGCCGAGCATTGGTGTTGCTGGCTCAAATAATAATCCTCTTATCTGAGATCCAATCTCAGGATGAAATTTTCGTTCATAATTTGTTGTTAAAATTAAATTTTTAACGGATGCTTTAATCGCATTTTCATCATAACGCTTTACAATATCTGCTGGGTTTGAATAAGTAAATCCCTGTAAAGTAACATTTTGCCTAGCAGGAGTATATAATTCTAGAGTATATGTGTCAATAGTAGATTTAACTTTACCAAGAAAAACACCATTCGAAAATATATTGCGATAGAGCATATCATATCGTTCAAAATTTGTTACAGCAGCGTCAGTTGGTCTGGCAGCACTAAATGCTAATCTTGCTGTTCCGTTCAATGCTGAACCACTTGTATGAGATGGACCAGAAGATCCAGTTATCCCAGTTAAAGTACAGGTGTATAAGTTATAATTCCAGAAAAATGTTTGGCCAATATAGATAGGAACTCCAGCAGCCCAAAGTCTAGTTCCACGAATTAAGTTGCTGGATGTTGAAGATGAAACGACCCCTATCCCTGTATTAATTACCAATGACATTGGTGATGGGATAAAATTTAAATCTATATCAGAGAATATTCTTGTATTTCTTGCCATATGTATTATTTATAAGGGTTATCCAAAAGAAGTATTACCAGCCAAAACAGCGATTGTATCATTATCATCTAACAGATCTCCCTCAAATGCCACAGGATGTCCTTCCATAAAGAAAGTGGAAGGAGTGCTTTGAGTTGCTTTTACTGTTCTAGACCCATGGTGGGTAACTAAATCAGGATGATCGTTATAAACTGTTGTTCCACGCCATTGTATTTTTCTACCAGCAAAAGTAACTGTTGAGGTAAATGGACCAATTGGCAGGGTAGGTGTTTTACCACAAGCCCCAGTCGATTTATTATTTTCAGTTGCTATTGCTGGCATTATGCTTTACTCGGTCTATAAATTGCTACCAAAGATCCATTTCCTGGAACATTATATCCAGATGGCCAAGAGTTATTAACTGTACCACCTGATGGATTATTTGCTGCTTTGTCTGCTTGGTTTCCACCAACGAATGTTAGTTTACCTCCGACATTACTGTATACAAAATTAACATGTCGATATTTCCAGAAAGCAATATCTCCTGGCTGAGCATCGGCAAGGTTTTCAATTTTTGTCGCATTCCAACGAGCAGTGTTAGTTGTAATTTCAGCAGCAGAAGCTGTCTGAACATAACGATAACCACACTGCTTCAGTGTCCAGTTTACGAATCCCATACACCAAGCAGTTTGGTCAGTTACCCACAATCCTGACTTAGGATATCCAAGGTCTGCCCAAATACGAGTAATATTAGCATTTGATACTGCGCCACCCATGCCTGTTTCTGACCAATATCCAGATTGAGCCAACTGAAGTTGTTTCTGTAAGAAAAGATAAATGTCTCCAGTTGTGTTTGTGGCAATTAAACTCTTACCTTGTCCATCGTCTTTTGGAGTTCCTGCGTAATTTTCTTTTACGCCACCTTCTGCTGCTTCAGGATTTTTATATTTTGCAGGATTGGCAATATAATCTGCAACTAATGCGTTATTCTCTTCATCGATAGCATATTTTAATTGAATAGGAGGAGAAGGTCTAACAGGAGTTGTTAGATAGTTGAACTGATTGCTTCTTCCTTCAGAAAAATCAAGATATGTAAGAGCAACTGTATTTGCTTCTACTGCTGGTGCGCCAGTAGCAGTTCCCGCAGCACCTTCTTGTCCATGGAACTGTGTTCCATCAACATTAATATTTCCACCAGCACGGATATGATTATCTCCACCAGCAGTATTATAAACTGCGCCAGATGCATTAATATGCGTATCGCCAGCAGAGTCGGCATAAAATTTACCAGATGCTTTCATACTAACATCAACACCAGAAGTTACGCCAAAAGATTTTCCAGTATTTTGTGTAATATTATCTGCAGCAGTTACGCCAAATTTTGCTTCAGTTTTAAAATCAATACTACCACCTGCTTGAACTTTAAAGTTTCCACCGACAGCAAGATTTAAGTCGCCACCGACACCAATGTCAGCATTATTCTGCAAATTAACAGTGGCATAACCATCTACCTGAATATCGGCTGTTCCTTGAACAAGAATATTAACACCATTACCAACAGTTAGGTTTGCTTTACCAGCAATAAAGATTGAACCATTACGATCTATAATCGTATATCCATCGCCGACAATCTTATTAACTTGTGTTCCATTAGCATCTATATCAAGGAATGTTCCTTGTTTATGATATAAACTTAGTGTTTCATTTTCAGGTGTATCGTCAAGAACAAATAAATGTCCTGATTCTGTTTCTAAAACTTTTGCATATGGATACATACCACCGAACGGAGCAAGAGGTTGATCCCATGAGTCATCGCCATTCGCAGCAGGAATGGCAATAGTTCTTACTGAGTCTTTAAACTCAATCGCTGTTTCTTTAATAACACCACGAGCCAAACGATTAGTATCTGGTTCATCTAATAAATTACGAAGTGGATATTTACCCTTCGGATCTCTGAACCCAAGGATATTTGAATCTGATCGATCTTCAAGCAATGCTGCTTGTTTAGCAGGTGGAAGATCTGCCACTTCTGCTGCTGTATAAACTCTTTGGTCATCGGCAGAAGGTTTATTTGTTGAATCAACTGCGACAACAGCACCAAGGAAATACTCATAGAACTTTTGTTTCTTTGCGTAACCAGTTCCATTAGCATCTGCACCTGTTCGTTTTAAAGCAGCAACGAAATACCCTGGATCATTTTGATCATGTTTAACATTAATAGCATAAAATGCAGCTGTAGCCAAAGCGGAAGTAGCAGGATCGTCAACTAAAGATCCTGGATTATTTGTAAAATCAACAACAACACCCTTTGTTGCTAGATATTTTTGTAACTGTATATAAAGCGATTTACCTGTAATCTGATTAAATCCACGACCATAATATTTACCACCATCATCTGGATCTTTGTGTCCAAGTAATTTACCATTACCTTCTGGTGAATATATTTTCTTAAAGAAGTCAAATTTTGTACCAGCCCATTTAGTATATTCCTGCGCATCAGCTTCTGTTGGAAATGTTCTTTTAAAAATTGCGGAAAGGGAACTTGCTTTTGAGTAATAAGAACCTTCTTCAACACACAACCATGATGATTCACCACCACAAATTCCAAGAATTGCACATTTAGCATACTTACTTGTTAATCCAACTTTGTCGCAAGCATCTAGCAGATACTGAATATTTTGTTTAGCAACAGTTGGGTTAGCAGTTGATCCTTTTGGTGGATCTGTTGTAATATCTTGTTTAAGAACAGTATCCGATGGTTTATTTGGTGTCTTCTGTTCTGTTAGATTTGGAACATCGGCAGCTGTTGTTGGCTTAGAAGTTGAGGGTGGATTTGCTCGAGAATCAGAAGTTCCAACAGTAACAGGAATACCAGAAGCATTAGTGACTTCAGTTCCTGATGAGTCAACTAAAATTCCACCATCGGTAACAATCATATCGCTGTCTGATTCTTCAATCGCAATTTCCGCTGATTTACTTTGCGGAATACCACCAATCGTACCAAGCATAATAGGTTTCTGCTGGTCTTGATCTGTGAAAGTAACAAGAACCCATGTTCCATTTACTGGACCAACAGGTGACCAACCAATACCATTCATTGAAGCAGAATTGATTGGAGACACAGGAACTGCCCAAGGCAAATCGGCAGTTGGTAGTAGTGATTTATTTTCTGTATGTAAACCAACAATACGAACTTGGCAGCGACCAATCTTTAATGGGTCATCTCTGTTCTCAACTACACCTGTATAAAATGGCTGGTTCATGATGTTTTACCTGTCTTCAAATCAAATATTAAACTGTCTTTAATTGCTTCTATGTAAGAATGATGCGCTTCTCTATCAATGTAGTGATTAATTGCCGAGATTAAATAATTTCCACTGTACATTTTATCTTTTGTATCTTCTGGTGTATCTTCGCTAGATGTTGGTTCTGCTTTATTAATATCTAGATAAATTTTCTGCCCAACAGTATAATCTGTTCTACCCTTTACCTTCAATGATACTTTAAATGCTTCTGCCTGTTTCATTCTGGAGATACGATCTTGAATGGCACGGGACTGAGAAATATCACCAAATCCAGTAAACAATTGATTTTCGGTTTCTGTTACAATAATTTTCGCACCAATTCTTGCTGAAACCTCATCAGTAGTGATTGGAAATTTATTCAATCGAGTTTCTTTACCTTCATTAAATTTGGCAAGGTAATCATAGTTGATAGTTTTGTATCTTTTAGTTGTTGAATCATGAACAATTTGTCTTGATGCGTATGTCGCATTTCTAACTCTATCAATATAATCAAATCCAGAAGAAATATGAATTTCTAAAATCTTTTGAAATTCCTTATCTATAACGCGAGTAGATCCACCCGATGGACTTACGATTGTTGTTGGAACACCATACTTAAACATTTGATGGGGTTCTTTGTCGTTTAAGTAATCTAAACTTACAAAATTAAAACCTTGTCTATTTTCAAAAAACAAATAAGTTGTACTACCATTAGGATTAGTTGCTTGTTGAAGAATATAATTTATACACTTAGTTGGTGCCCAATAATTTGAAACAAATTTTGTTTCATTTTTTGTATTTTCAAGAACTAATTGTTTATCAGATGCCAAAAAGTTTTTATCTTTTATGATTGAAGCTGCGATATCTGAAATTTTACCTTTAAATGGTCTACTCAAAGATAAATTTAAATCGGCAACTGCTTCGGCAGAAATAAAGTGAAGCTGATAAACAACACTCTTATCTGCAACATATTCTCTATCTGTTATTTTGTAAATATAAAATCTATCTTCAATAATACCAGCACCACCCAATGATTGATCAAGGGTAGGTGTAAAGATTTTTAAATCCACAAACTCTTGTCCAACATATGGTAAGTTGTTTACCAAATCTAAAGAATCTTTGATGATAATTGACCCAGTTGTAAAAGGACTGAATAAGTCTTCAAATATTTGAATAGTAAGAACTTGGTTTTTAATGTCAAATGATGCCCCACTGGCAAGAGAAACGATCTCTACCTTTTCAATATTTACATCACCAGCTTGTCTTAACTCTGCAGATGATATGTCAATAATTTCTTTTTGTTCAGTCATTATGAGAACGATGTAGAATATTGTTTAACGATAGAATCTATAACATCTTTAGACAGTAATTTAATTCTTCGTTTTGATTCGTTTATCCTATTTTCGTAGTCGAAATTATCGACAGGACTGGCTCCTGGAAATGATGGCATTACAACATGTGTTGTGGCAATTCCTGAGTTTGTCGTAGCATCAACTGTAGCTTCATAGTGATGAGTATGGTATTCATTACCTGCGCCATATTTGTCTGTTACATATTTTCCAAGTGTATTATAATTTAATGGGAAATCGCTTCTATAATCATAGAGTCCATTAAAAATCATAATAATCCAATGGTATTTTGGTGTACCATAAACTTTTGTGGAAATTATTTCAGGAGTTTCGTCATCTAGAATATCATAATAATCATACATGGTATAATTTTCAAGATCTTTTGTAAGAAACCTGACATTTGTTGTAATGTCTTTGACAATTTTTAACGATGGGTTTCCTTCTTTATCTAGAAAGTCGTAGTAAATATTTGGCATTAAAGCGAAGTACATTTTAGTAGTTTTCCTCGATTTGTTTCTTAGTAAGAATAGCCAGTTCTTTAAAGGATAATGTTATATCGATTTGAGTAGGCATACCATCTTCGAACGCATTAAACATACCATTTGGCGTATAATTCACATTCATATCTGTAAGCACACAGGATGTATGACGATGTAGATTCAAATTTTCTTTACCATTATTATAGTAGAAAATATCAAATTCAGATGGATAGATAAACACAAAGTTATTTGAATCTTTGTATTCAGGATGCATATGAATTTTAAATTCTTTAATGATGTTTAACACATTTTTTGCTTCATTGGAATTTCTTGGAAAAAACTTATAATCTAAACTAAATGTTCTAAACTCAACTGATTTGAATAAATTTTCTTTCTTTGGGTTTGCTGCTAAACCAGACTGAGCAGAAAGAGCTGCTGCTTGTGGACCTTTAGATAATGCTAAAGATGCGACAATAGCATTGACAGTTCCAGTAGCATTTGTTAAATTGCCAGTTGTCATTGCTTTAACTAATTCAGTACCACCTGTTGCTGCCATTTGATACGCAGCAGTATCTTCAGCAGACCAGTCCATTTGATAACGAATACTTAACTGATTTGGAACATGAAGCGCAATTGCTTTCTTTAGTCGTTTCTGTTGTTTAGTTAATTTTCCACCTGATAGTGCGCCAACAGCAGTTGCGCCAATACCACCAGCAATTAATGGACCAGCTGCACCAGCCATCGCTCCACCAACAACACTTTTAGTTGCTACACTGGCAGCTGTAAATATACGAGAACTTCTTGATACATTTTTGATTCCACCAGCCATCTTTGCTTTTTCTGCTAACGATGATGCAATTTTTCCAGGAGCAGCTACTGCTCCAGCAGCAGCACCTGCAGCGCCAAGGGCAATGGCTGATGGACCAGCTGTTCCAGCAATCGTTTGAGCGAGGTTATAATTATTTGACGCAAGATCACCCTGCATTCTGGCAGGAACTAAAGAAGCATCAACAGTTGGTTCTTTATTGACTTTTAAAACTCTTGAATCTTCAGCTACATTAATGTAGAAAATAACATAATTTCCACCATAAACTTGGTTATTAGAATATAAATCGCTTGGATATGAATATTGTTTAATATCATACTGCGATGGAGTAAATTCTGTTGGTACTCCAGCTGCTCTTGGTGGGGCACTCTTAGTTGGTGTTGCTTGGGTATCTGCCATGTTTTTCTCTAAATAGTAGATTAGATCGTTATAGTATATTTATGTTCCACAAAAGAAAGTTTACACCAACAAACCCACAAAAATACTCTGGGGATCCAACAAACATAATTATGAGATCCAGCTGGGAAACCAAGTTTGCTAACTGGTGTGATGTAAATCCAAGTATAGTTAAGTGGGTTTCAGAGGAAACTATTATCCCTTATCGTTGTG